ATAGGTGTGTCTGTTGTGAATGGGGTTTACTGTTAGTTAACCTTGCATAGCATCTGGGTTTCTATATGACATGGTATGTATACACCTACACTTACCACAAATAAGGGTGGATGCACGTATGGCGTACCACCTAGCTCTCACGTGTAGGTGGGGATTAGTACGTATACGAGCCTGTGCGTGGGGATGAGTCTGGCTAGGTAGTACACGGAGGTACGACGTGTTGCTCTAGTCAGGCTATGGGCACGCCAGTTGTGAGTTGGGCGGGTGTATAGCACTGAGTGAGCGCAGTGAACACGAGTTAAACCCAACTGAACGGTTGAACTCAACCTAGTTGCAACCCGTAACCCGTAATTCAAGGGGGGTGGGTCTAACTCATCTCTACCACACACATTGTAGAAATAGTTTTGTAATCAACACTCTCTTGTGGAACAATTGACCTGTTTATTTGTATAATTAGGCATGGGAAAACGCAGGATATTTGAAGTATTCAATATAAGCACTGGGATGTGGGAGAGTCACATGATAGATGAGGACAGTTTTCACGATGGAATGAAGCAGCTCAATGAAGAATCACAAGTGTTGGATGCGGAAATAAAGATTATTAACAAGATTATAGAGCAGCAGTTAAACAAAAGGCCACCTCAAACCATTGAGAGTAGGGATTAACACTATAGTATATACACTATTGTGTATTTACTCTTTTCCTAGTATATTATATAAACACAATAGAGTATACACTAGGGTATTACTTTAAGAGTATACTCGTAAGGGAGTAAAAATGAAGAAAAGAGGGTTCATTGCTTTGCTATTAGCTTTTGGATTAAGCTATAGCTGCGCAATAGAAGAGATAATAACACAAGGTGATACGGATACTCTGTATGTATACCAGACAGATACCGTATACACAACCTATAATGATACCATATATGATGTTCGTGTAGATACTTTATATGATGAACGTGTGGGAGATACTGTATATGTCGTAACAATTGATACTATATATCAGATTGATACTGTATATGTAGGAGAAACCTACGAAGATAGTACGTTATACGATGTATACGTAGAGACTGGGAATGTACCACCAAGTTGTAGTCAGATATTGACAATAAGTCAAACGACTACCGATAATGTTCTGTATTCACAGGAATATATGTGTCCTTATACTATTCAAGGAGATATAGACCAGATTACTGCTGGATATTACATATTGAAGTCTTGGTATATCGACAATGCTGGTAATATGATCAGTACTGAGTTATATCAGTTCAATATAATCGGAGATATGTATATTCTAGTAGACGGTGACTACATTACACTGTTATCTGGAAATTGATGGATACATTAAAAAGAAGAATAAAGGGTGTAAATAAAGTATACAATATTTACACCGAAGAAGAAGCGGAATCAGAAGGATTACCGTATTTGCACTGGAAACAGGCAAAAGAGGGAGATTATGCCAATACAGATGACGGTCATGTAGGCCTATGTATCGGCAGGAAGGACTATACCGACAAAAATGGTCGGGTTAAGACCTTTGTGAAGTTGTGTCATGGCGCAAACTGGGCTGGCAATACTAATCGTATTGAGTATATGGTGAATAAAACCTACGGAAGTTATTCACAATCCAATCCTAAGTCATGGCAGGATCGTGAATCTCGAAGAACACGTACCAAGAACCTAGTAAATGCCTATGTTGGGCAAGCACTCTCTAGTCAGGGATTTGATTACAATAAATTGGGTAACATCTACCGCCCTGACCAACAACAACCGTCTGTGACGGTAAAGAGGGTACTGAAACAGGAGTTTATCAGAGATATGATAGAGAAGAAACTAAAAGAGATTATGGAAGAGAAAGGTATCAGCAAATCCTCGGTAGTTGACACCATGCTCGAAGCAATAGACATTGCCCGCCACAAGCAGGATGTCACCAATATGCTTAAAGCATGCGATTATTTTATGGAGCTACTGGAAATGAAACCTTCTAAAAGGATTGTAACGGATACATTACAGTTAGATGTATCGAGTAGCATAGCAGACGCAATAGAGTCAGAGGAGAAGTCTTTGCTGATGCAGCGGAAAGAAGAAGTCAATGAGTCTAAAGAATCAAGTCAGCCCTGAAGATCAGTATCTGGGCGTTGATCCTCATAATATTATTAGAATGCAAATAGAGATTGCTATAGAAGCATTGTCTGATATAGCAAATGATAATTCCATGTCTAATGAGTCAATGAAGAAAGCAGCATATGATGCTATTCATGAATTAGAGATGATAGATACTATGTATACTCATGGATTCAAAGACTGAAACTATACAGAAAATAAAACATAATCTGGTCTTGTTTGGTAAGGTCTGTATGCCAAATATGTTCTCATCAAAGTCTCCTTCGTTTCACTATGAAATATCCAAGAGACTGATGAATGAGGATATAAAACAAATAAATATCGTTGCTCCACGTGGGCACGCAAAGTCATCTATAGTTGGTGGCGTATTCCCCCTATATCATATGATGTTTCATGAGGGCCAAAAGTTAATTGTATTAGTTTCAAGAACGCAAGACCATGCTATTAAATTATTAGGGACTATAAAGGACTGCTTAGACTATTCCAGTAATTTTAGAAGCTTATTTGGTTACTGGGGACAGTATTCAGCCAAGCAATGGTCTAAATCAGAGATAGAGCTGAAGGATGGTTCCATGATTGTATGTAAAGGGACTGGACAGCAGCTTCGTGGTATAAAAAAGGGCAATCAGCGTCCAACATTAATTATTGTAGACGATCCAGAGGATGAGAACAACACAAAGACCGCTGAAGCTATGGAAGCAAACTTACGCTGGCTGTTGCAGAGTGCATTACCCTCCCTAGACCCACAACGTGGCCGTATAGCGGTCATTGGTACTCCGCAACACCAGCGTTGTCTTGTTGAAACGCTTAAAGAGATGATAGGCTGGGAGAATATGCACTTTGCACCCAGTATTGAAAAAAATATATCATTATGGGAAGATTGGCATCCGATTGAGAAATTACTGGAGAAAAAAGAAGAACTTGAGTCTATAAATCGAGTTTCAGTGTTTTATAGAGAATATCTGTGCCAAATCATCGGAGATGAGGATCAGCTGTTCCAAGAAAAGTATTTTCAGTATTATGATGGCAAATTAATACATGGAGAAAGCAATGAAGCATTCATACAGTTTAAAAGTATAAATGGAGAGGACACAGACCAACTATTGCCAATAAATGTATTTATGGGGGTAGACCCTGCATCGTCAACCCGAAAAACAGCAGACTATAGCACTATAGTTGCTGTGGGTGTTGATAATGAGAATAATAGGTATATCCTCCCTTACTACCGCAAAAGGGCTACCCCTATGAATCTTGCTAATCAAATAATAGAGCATTTCAAGATAATGAAGCCTTCTAAGGTGCGGATAGAATCAGTAGGCTATCAGGAAATGCTGCGGGAGTATATAAGGGAACGATGCGATCAAGAGAACATGTTTATTGCTGGTCTAGAGATAAAAGAAAGACCAAGAACAAGTAAATCAGCAAGACTGGAAACTATGGAACCATATTTCGCTCAGAACAAGGTATTCATGCTCGATAGCATGGAAGAACTAAGAGATGAGTTGTTATTGTATCCAAGGGCTAGGAATGATGATCTATTAGATGGACTATACTATGCAATGAAGAATACCTATACACCTGCTCACGAAGCAAGTGATATAAAATTAAAAGAGGATCAATACGTAACAGATAAAACTTTTGATTGGATGATTGCTTAAAGTATAATTAATTTAGAGGGAACAATAATGACCTCGATTTCGTATAAGCTGATGTTGCAACGCATATTTCCACATGCCAGAGATACATCCAGAAGTAAGATTAACCCAAGACTTATTCTCTAACTATAGTTCTGCACGTTCAGACTGGGCTAGTCAAGCAGCTGAGGATGCAGAATTTCGAGCAGGGAAGCAATGGTCAGATAAGCAGGTAAAGGCTTTACGTGCTAGAGCACAGGAACCTCTAGTTGTAAATGTGATTCATCCAGCGGTAGAGCAAGCAAAAGCCATGCTTACCGCTAACTCACCCAAATTTCAATCTACAGGGCGAGATACTTCAGATACAAAAGTAGGTAGAATATTCTCAGACCTAATGTCATGGGTCTGGGACATATCAATTGGCAATACTGAACTAAAACAGTGTATTGATGATTACTATGTAAAAGGTATGGGTGTAATGATTTCATATATAGCACCTGATGCTGATTTCGGCAAAGGTGAAGTATATGTTAAATCAATTGATCCATTCTCTGTTTATTTCGATGCTGATTCACAAGACCCGTTCTGCCGTGATGCTAGTAACATTATAATAGCAAAACGTATTACAGAAAAAGAATTAATTCAAATATATCCAGAATTTGAAGAAAACATCAGACAGTCCTCAGCAACAAGTCATATAAGTACAGTTGATGAGAATCGTTTTGGTATGATGAAAGAAGACGTTCTTCCCAAATCCAGAAAGCATGAAATGCTGGACGTTGACCTTGAACGTGAACTGGAAGTATTTGAGAGATATACTAAGGTAAAAGTACCGTATTACAGAATATTTGACCCATTGTCTAATGAAGAAAAAATTATAGATGATCCGCAATATGCAGAATACAGAGAAGAACCAGCAGTTATATTAACTGTTTCTGGAGGAAAACAGCAGATATTCACAGATGAGCTCAATGTTTCCAAGTTCATACAGATACATGATGATATTGGTAAAGTGTACCACTTAGAGCTCGACCCGCTAACAGGACAACCTACACCAGTAGCTGGCCGTGAGAATGAAAATTCAATACCGAACAGCTATACTGCTATTGATCCCATCACCAAGGCTGATCTTATTGACAACGAAAAGATTATGGTCAACAAGATAATGGCTACTAATATAAAACAATGTATCACGGTTGGTGATGAGTATCTGTATTCTGTAGTATTGCCTATAGAAGATTATCCTATTGTTCCTTTTATGAACAATCACAATAGGAATCCTTATCCGATTAGCGATGTTAGGACTGTACGTGGCCTACAGGAATATATTAATAAGCTGCGCTCCCTTATTGTTGCCCATGCTAGTAGTTCAACTAATGTTAAACTGCTTATTCCCCGTGGTTCAATGAATAAAAAGCAATTAGAAGAAGAATGGGGTCGTGCAGGTACAGCTGTAATTGAATTCGACCCAGAGCTTGGACAACCAATAGTAGCAGGGCCAGTACCACTGCCTAATGAATTATATAAGAACGAAGCAGATGC